ACCTGGGAACATTTCGGATAGACGTTCCAGAATGGCTAGCATTTTTTCTGATATGTATTTCATTTTATTTCCTGTAAGTGTGTGTAGAGTATTGTTTCTACTCAGTATTTACCATGAGTAGTGTTACAACTTGATTAAATAGACAAAACAATGTATAATATCAAATGATACACAGAGGGTAAATACTTGACTAGGAAAGGCACATGAAACTAAGAACAAGATCAATCCTGCAGGAATTAAATGAACTAGCAGAAATCCGTAACAAGGATGAACTGTTTGAAAGCCGTGCCACTAACATCATCAATTCAGCTATCAATCTGCTGGAAACGTTGAAAAAACACTACACTGCGGAACAGGCGGATGAACTAGAACGTAGATTGTTAAATGCCATACGTGGACAGGATCCTGCCAAATTCACCCGCGGCATACGCAAGATTGCTGAATCTAAAAGAACCAAGAGACAGTTAAATGAATCAGAGTAAATTATTTGAAGGTGGAAATGTATTCAAGGGAGCAGACAAGCAGCCCCTGACACAGCGCATTGCCACCGCAGATGTAGAAAGCACAGTGGACTACATCGAAAAGATCACTGGTCTGGACTTTACCAAAGAGAAGCATCTTGATGACAAGAAACCTGTAAAATGGTTAGGCACCACTGGGCGCAAAGAAGATCCAGATGGCACATTTGAAAAGAACAGTTCGGGTGATCTAGACCTATCAGTAGATGCCAACGAAGTAGACAAAAAAGAATTTGCTGCAAAACTCATATCGCAGTTTGGTAAAGAAAATATCAAACTCAGCGGCGACAATGTACATTGGAAGGTACCTATCAAAGGTGATCCAGCCAACGGATTTGTACAAGCAGACTTTATGTTCAGCGCAAACCCTGCATTCCAACAAGGCTCAATGATTGGCGGCAGTGGCATGTATCGTGGTGAACACAGACACATTGTATTAAGTTCAATTGCTCGTGCCAAGGGCATGAAGTACAGTCCCAAGCACGGACTATTAAATCCACAAACAGACGAACTACTGCCCAACGGCAATGATTGGAATCAAATAGCCAAAGAATTGCTGGGACAAACTGCCACAGTCAAAGACATTCGATCAGTGGATGCTATCCTAACCTATATCAAGAAACTGCCCAACTATGAAGAACTAGTTGCTGGTGCCCGTGAAACCTTGGGCAAGCAGGGCATAGAGTTGCCTAAAGCCAATCAAATAGAAAGTTATCAACCCGGCACCATAGGTTGGATGCGCCAGCTCATAGAAATAGTAAAATGAGAGCATTTGAATTTTTAACTGAGAAGTGGAGTAAAAAATACAAGAGCAGTATCAACTGCTCTAATCCCAAAGGGTTCAGTCAGAAGGCACATTGTGCCGGCCGTAAGAAAACCAACGAAGATGCAGCTCCCGCTAAGAAAGTTGGCAGAGAGTTCAATCACCTAGAAGATCTTGTGTTCACAGAAACCAATGGTGCTCAACATGCTATACAGATACTCAAAGATCTAGCCAAGCCGGAAAGCAAGATATCAATCAAATGGGATGGCAATCCTACCATATATTGGGGACGTGACGATGATGGTACATTCCGCATGGTGGGCAAGAACAACTGGGGACGTGAAGAAGGCAAGAGTTCTAGTCCTGAAGAATTGAAATCATTTATTATGAGTCGAGGCAAGGGCGAAGACTGGCGTGAAAAGTTTGCTAGTGATATGGCATCACTATGGCCTGTGTTTGAAGCAGGCACTCCCAAAGACTTCCGAGGCTATGTCTACGGTGATATCTTGTTTCATCCTGGCAAACCCTATGAAAGTGGCAATGGCAAGATAACATTCACTCCTAACCAAACCACCTATGAAGTCACAGCTACCAGCGGCATAGGCATTCGTTTAGGCAAGAGTAAAATTGCTGTAGCAGCCCACAAACATCTAGATTACTTCGGCGACAAGACCGGCGAAGACATAGACAACATAGAGCTATTAAATGCCAACCCAAATCTAGTGGTTTTTGGTCTTACATATGTCAGCCATCGGCCCGCAGTCAATGCAGATAATCTAGGACGCATAGAATCTCTGGCTAAAAACCAACAGGCTATTAATAAGTTTCTAGCACCTGTGGCAGGTATGGGCTATCTACAGAGTGAGTTATACACCTTTGTTAACTCCCAGAGCAAGGCCAAGCAATTGGACAATCTCAGCTCAGAAGCTTTCATGCAGTTTCTACAAAAAACACCGGCCAAAGCACAGAAGATCGCAGCACACATTCAAGCCCACCCAGGAGTCATTGATACCTTGTTTGAGTTGGTGCGAGAAATCATGACAGCTAAAAACGAAGTCATTGCAGAGCTAGATGCTGCCAAGGGCGACATATCTGCACACACAGGCGGCAAGCCCGGCGGTGAAGGCTATGTAGCAGGCGGAAGCAAGTTAGTACCACGCGATCGCTGGACTCCATTCCGATCAGAATAACGGCCAATCCAGCCGATTTTTCCAATCCAATATAAATACTTGCATAGGGATCAAGGTGGTTCCTAATATTGCCGGCCTCTGAGCGAGGTCATTGATCAAGGAGAATTTATCATGGCAGATATCACAACAGTAGCCCAGACGTATGATAACGCTGGTGCAGAAATCACAGCAGCAAGAGTCTCAGCTAATGCATTCAAAACACTAGGCGACGGCGCCTCAGGCATTGGTCCATACACACGTTTTGGTACACCACAGTTGGCAGCTCTACAAGTTGTTTCCGCAACTCTAGACTTCACAACAACTCCAACTATTACCAACAGCCTTTTAAGCAAGGTAGTACGTGGCGTTCAAGCAGCAGGCGTTGACATTTTTTACATCGGCAAGCCACACGCAAGCTCACAGGGTGTAATCATGCTTGTAACCAGCAACACACTATCACGTGGCGGTCGCGGCGCAAGTGCATTCGGTGGTACAGATGACACAGGTGAAACAACCTACGAAAACATCGAAGAGCAAGTTGCAGACGCTCTAGGTGTTGCAGGTAGCGATATCACAGCAACTGAACTAGTACTAACAGGTACAACATTCGCTTAATTTTAAATTAAGTTTATTCTCAGGGATGGGAAGCACTAAAGGACCGTAAGGTCCTTTTTTGTTGGCTGAATTTCTGTGAGTTAAATACATACATTATGGCACGATACCGAATTGTTACTCTCGTAGATATAACCCGCAGCCAACCTGGCAGGGAAGAAACTGACAGCACTCTGTTAGGACAGCAGGCCAACTTCAACAGCCTGCTGCAGGCCATAGGTTTGAGATCCAACGTGGAATGGCTGCGTGATCCAAAAAAGCACACAGGAAGACTACCTGAACCGGCATCGGGTAAGGCCACACATTGGACCTGGGAATTTGACTGTGAACGTGATGAGGTGTTTTTACAAGACAATGATCCAGTTTATCTACTAGCACATGATCTCAACCATGTGCCTGTGGTAGTTGATTTAGAAAACAGTGAAGACATTGATCCAGCTGCCTTCCAAACTCAAGGCGACATGATAAATACTTGGGTAACGATGATTTAGACAAAGTGTGTTTTTACACAGTCAGCATAAATACTAGTTCAAAGGCACCCATTAGGCATTCAATCATACATTAGGCACATGGCTCGGAGCGAGCACTTGACTTATCACATTGGAGAGCCCTAGAATGGCCACGAAAGAAGCTGTAGCACAATTAGCTGCACTACCTGAGCGGGTAGCGGTAGTTGAAATCAAAGTTATCAACATTGAAGAAAAAATCGACGACCTCAAAGTCGACGTCAAAGAAATGCACGACTGCCTAGACAACACTCGCGATTTGCTAGATAAAAAACTGTGTGAAATGTCAGACGCATCAAACAACCAACATGCAGAACTTGCTGCCAAAATTGGTGATTTAGAAAAACTTAAAAATAAGTGGACAACCTATGCCATGGTTGGCTTGGCATTTGCCGCAGGCACTGGTTGGTTAAATTCGGTACACTTACCACACATACTCAAGTTCCTGGGACTGTAAAATACATCCAGTTAAATAAGGACCATAGGTCCTTTTTTCATGACACAAATCAGCCGTAGACTAGAACAGATAGTTCGTAAAGAATTATCCAAAAATATTATCCCAGTTAAAACCCCGGATGGTATTCTAGTGGGCGATATATTAATAACTAATCAAGATAATCTTAAATTCCTACACAGAAATCAACAGGTAATTTACTCAGAAATACACTTGAACTCTGTGGCTATTAAAATGGCTAATATCCTGGCTCTAAGACATAGTCATTTATCAGTGGATTTATTATATCGAGCTGATCAAGAATACGGAAAATGGTTTGTTGATAGCCAGATGCTTAGGTCTCAGTATCAAAAAGCTATACATACACAGGAATATGATCGTGCAGATATGTTGTGGGCTCGCTACTGCGAAAGTCGAGATCGCACTATTACTGCTAAAAATCAAGCAGAACGTTTGTTGTGAATTGAATAAATACTACATCAATCTGGATCCCATAAAATGAGAACAACCGACCTTTTTAAAAACAACAGATCTTCAAAAAGACTCAATGAATCTTTGGCTAAGACATTTGGAACGAAATTAGACCTAGAGAGTTTTGATACTCCTAAGCTAGAGGATGCACGTAACAAACTACGTACCCAAATACACACAGCCCGGCAAGCAAGCGGTTTCAATGAAACCATTGAAAACGAAACCCTAACACAAGCACAGTTCATGCATGATGCTATTGTTGCAGAACTAATGGATCGTCAAGAACATATAGTAGATACCAGCGTTCAAACAGAAGGCGGTATGGACGAACTTGCAGCTGAATTAGGTCAAATTGCTAACGATGAAGACTACGATAAACTATATGATTTATTAAGCGATGACGGTCCGATGGGCAAGTATTTACAAAGTCAAATTGAAGATATCACAGCTGAAACTGGCCTTCACCCTAAAGATGATTTTGAAGAAATCGAACAACGATTAATGGATCGTATCCAACAAGAGTTTGGGGACGGATCCGGGTACGATGGTGATAGAGAAGATCCAAATGGTTATGACGACGAAGGCGGCGAAACTGATGACAACTATGCCCTAGCATCAGCAGGGTTCGGTTCAGATGAAGATTACGAAAGCATTAATAATGAAGGTGAAAGCCAACACACCGATATGAGCATAGCACAAGATATCTATGCTGAGAATCCAGATTTAGATTCAGAAGATGATATTTTAAAAGCAGCATTCCCTCATGTTGTTAAAATGATGGGAGGTAACAAGAAACGTGCGAACTACCTGTTTAATTACGACGAAGACTTTCCAGGCGAAATGATCGGAGCATACAAGTGGTTACAAAGACAAGAACACGATGTAGGTGAAGCCACAGGACGCGATGCATACCAAAGAGATTATGATAGCAGTGTGAGTGGCATGGGTCGAAGAGAAAGAGAAAATGATGAAGGCAACACAGAACCTGCCAACAACTTCGCTGTGTCTATCAACGGCAAGCAATGGAAGGTATTCAAAGGTCGTGGCCAGTACGCTGACGACTCAGCTGAAAGAAATCACTATCAACAATTAAAAGCATGGGCAGCTAAGAAGAGTGAGTCCACCGGTAAGAAATGGGAAGTACATGTAACTGGCGCACCTGCCACAGAAAGCATACAAAGAACACAAGGAGAAAGTATGAGTAATTTAAGAGAAGGCGAAGTACAACAGGCTTCTGCTATCGTAACTGCAAAGACCATGGTTGACAGAGTCAGCCGTTGGATTGAAGAATTGTCAAGCATGGAAAATGACACACTATTACAGTTGGGTGATTCAATCCGTGACGAAATGGGACAAGACCAGGCCAAGGGATTTATTTCAGCTGTGGCTCCTGCTATCCAACAAGCACTGGAAAATTTAAAATCCACAAGAGAAACAATGGCCACTGGTGTTCGCCAATTAACCGGCGAAGAACAAGGTGCAGAAATGTTAGGTGGTGATTCGGCTGAAATGGGCGGAGATGAAATGGGCCCAGCGGAACCAGACGCAATGAACATGGATGCCGACATGGGTGGCGAAGATGAATTTGCCGCAGCAGAGCCAGCAGCAGGTGGATTAGGTGATGCAGGACGTGAACAACGTGAAAGCATCAACCGCAGCAGCAGCTTACTTAAAGTATTAGCAGGCTAATGAGACTCCAAGAGATTACCTCTGCTGCAGAACAACAACAGTTGGACGAAATTCTACCAGTGTTGGGAGCAGTGGCAGGCGGTGTAGCCAGAGGCGCTGCTGCGTTAGGTAGTGCTGCTCTTAGGGGCGGCGCTGCTCTTGCGAAAGGAGTTGGCAGTGCGGTGTCACAAGGAGCCAAGGTAGCCGGCAACGTGGCATCACAAGGAGCCAAAGCAATCGGGCAGGCAGCACAAGCCGGTGGTATGGCAGGCGGTGAAGATCCAGCAGCTCAGGCTCAGCAAGTGGCGGCCGCCAAGAAAGAAGTGCAGGATCAAATCAAAGCCAAGCAACAAGAACTGCAACAGCTACAACAACAATTGGCACAAATAAAATGAGATTTTTTGAATTCGCAGATGCAGACGTTGACCTTGACAAGTTTGTGATCATACTCAAAAACTTTATAGGTAGATCGTCTTCTAAAAAACAAGCGGCTAAATTAAATTGGAAGAGTCTACAGCAGATTGCAGATCGCAGCGGATTCGAAATGGGTGCCGACTACGAAACTTTCAAAAGCATCTATGATTCTAGTCCAATCATTCAGAGTCTAGTAAAAAACTTCAATGCTGATGGCATCGAACTAAATGTGCCAGGCACTGACAAGGATGCCCAAACTCCTGTTAAACAGGGTCAGACCAGCCAGGACGCAGTGGACAAAATGGCAGCATCGGCTGCTCCCCAACAATTAGCTGCTCAGGCTTGACAACTTGATTTGAATCCTGTAATATATACAGGATGACTACTACTTTCACTCCCCCTCCGTTTATTGAACGTATCCAATACAAAAACTGCAAACAGATCAACGATCCTGTTACACGCAAACGAGTATATCTAACACCCGACGGTGAAAGCCTTCCCAGCGTGACAACCATTCTGTCAGCTACCAAGGACATGACACATTTGAACGAATGGCGAGATAGGGTTGGACATGCCAAGGCACAACAGATTACCACAGAAGCTGCTGGAGTAGGTACAGCTATGCATGCCAACCTGGAACGATTTGTTGTTGGGGAGCAGCGTCAACCCGGTAATGCACCTGTGCATGTTCAGGCCAACAAGATGGCTGATGTTATTATCGAAAACGGTCTCAGCAAAATCAGCGAAGTTTGGGCCATGGAACAGAGCCTTTACTTTCCGGGATTATTTTCAGGCACCACTGACCTTGTAGGTGTGCATGACAGCGAACCAGCAGTAATGGATTACAAACAGACCAACAAGCCCAAGAAAGCAGAATGGGTGGAAGATTACTATCTACAACTAATGGCCTATATATTAGCACATAATGAAGTCTACGGTACAGATATTCGTAAAGGTGTTATTTTTATGTGCAGTCGTGCTTTTGAATATCAACAGTTTACACTAGAACCCAAAGACTTTAACAAATGGCAAGATGCTTGGCTCACAAAGGTAGAGGAATACTACGCCCTAGGAAGATAAATACTCTATAGAACATAGAGGATACCAAAGTGGCAGTTGTCCAAATCTCGAAAATCCAGGTCAGAAGAGGCCAAAAAAACTCCAACAGTGGCATTCCGCAACTAAGCTCTGCTGAATTTGCATGGGCAGTAGATTCACAAGAACTGTTCATAGGTAACGGCAGCGTATTAGAAGGTGCTCCGTATGTGGGCAACACCAAAGTACTCACAGAGCACGATAACATACTAGAACTAGCATCTAGCTATCAGTTCGCCAGCGATGACACAGCTATTACTCTCAGCGTGTCGAGAAGTCTCCAAAGCAAAGAAGATGAAACTGTCAGTGTGGCAGACTTCGGCGCTGTGGGAGATGGAAGCACTGACTGTGTGGCAGCATTTGAAACTGCTTTCACAGAATTATTTAGAAACGCCAATGAAAATTACAAAAAAGAATTATTGATACCCAACGGTGAGTATCTATTCACTAGTGATCTCGCGGTGCCTAGTAATGTAATTCTCAAAGGCGAAACGCAGTTAGGTGCTGTGTTAAACATCGGCGATAATAATATACGATTTATCACAAGTCAAGGTCTTGAACTAGGAGACTTTAACAGTACCAATCGTCCTCAGAACGTACGATGGAACAATTTTACTATCAAACGCACCACAGGAACACTAACACTATCTGGACTAGCAGAATCTAGATTTCAAGATGTGCGATTCCTTGGCGAATATAATCTAGGCAATGCAGTGACATTGGCCACTGTGCCTGCTGCGGTATTTTGGCAGAACACTGTGATTGGTACTAGAGCACACAATCTTGTGTTTGACAATTGTGTATTTGAACAAAATGCTGTGTCAGCAAAGTGTTTACAGAGCGGCGTGTTTGATACCACAGTGAGATTTCAAGACTGCAAATTTTTTGTCAATGACACATCTATCTACATTGATGGTGTTGTTACTCAAGGCAATCGTTGGCAGATCAATGACTGTGAATTTGAAGAAGTTTTCAATCAAGCATTTAGATCAACTGCAGGTCGTGGCACACTGATACAAAGATCAAAATTCAAATCTGTAGGTAATGGTGTTAGTACCAGCGCCAGTCCCAACGATTACATGGTATATTTCGGTGAAAAGATAGGTAATGTGTTAGTCAACTGTATCAGCGATCGTCAACAAGCGGCTACTGTGGTAGCTGGCACAGCCGCTTTCTCGGAAGTCTATAACGCTGCTGGTGTAACCTTTGTTGATAAAAATTATGCTCCGATATATCTATCTGACAGCTTTTCACCGTTGGCAGCATTTTCTGCACAGAACAAATTTACTGTGATAACTTATTGTCTTAAACTAGGAGAACATACTAGATATGGCACAGTGACCATAGTCATTGGCGATGATCTCAGTCCTGAGAGCCATGGTAGCAATGTTTCAATCACAGATAGTTTTGCATATTCACCTAATACAGTTATATCACCAGGAGGAAGCACAATGACTAATTTTGAATTTGGCGTATCTAAGAACAGTAACACAGTCTTAGACGATTCAACAGCAGCAGTAATAGATACTGTGATGTTGACTTATAAAAATCCTCTTGCCACCGGTATAACCGGGTCCATATCATATGATGTGGCCTACGGTGTTTGATGAGTATGGAACCAAAAGACTAGCAGCCTGGAGACAGTTTAGAGAAAGTTTAGAAACAAGTCCAACTCCATTGGAAGATGTAGCTGAACTTTGGCAGCATGCACCTTTTGTTAGTCCATACTTAGATCCACAACTCCCTACAGAATGGCCCGATCCCTGGCATCTCATGCTAGATCTTAGGCTAGACGATCTTGCATTGGTGCTAGGAATGCTGTATACTATTAAATTAACACAGCGGTTTATTGACACCAAATGCGAGATACATATGTCTATGTGTCCACAACAGAAACAACACCAATACATGTTATTAGTCGGCAATGACTGGGTTCTTAATCTTGAATATGGCACAGTAGTAAGCGCAGAACAACTCAAAGACCTTGATACCAAGACAATATATGCAGTTAGTAAGTTGCAATAAATACCACACAACAATAAACAGAGAACGATAAATGAGCATCACAGTTATTAAAAGAAACGGTAACAAAGAACCACTAGCAGTAGAAAAATGGCAGGCGCAGGTAGCGAAAGTTTGTCAAGGCATAGCAGATGTTAGCCAGTCGATGATAGAAATCAAAGCACAGCCGCATTTTTATGATGGCATCACCACAGAAGCCATAGATGGATTAACTTTACGAGCCATAGTTGATCTAATTGATGTTGAGTCGAATCCAGATGTAGGCAATACCAATTATCAATTCGTAGCAGGCAAACAACGACTCAGCATGTTGAGAAAGGATGTGTACGGCAGTTACACTCCTCCCCACCTTTATGACATTGTGAAGAAGAATGTGTCGGTTGGACTCTACACCAGCGAATTATTAGAATGGTACACAGAAGATGACTGGAACCGCATGCATGACATGTTGGATCATGAAAAAGACGAGCAGTATAGTTATGCAGCCATCGAGCAGTTGATAGAGAAGTACCTTGTTAAGAATAGGGCTACAAAAGAAATTTATGAAACTCCACAGATTAGATACATGGTTGCGGCAGCAACTGTGTTCCATAAAGAAGAACCGAATAGTGCAAGAATGCGTCTCATTAAAGAATACTATAATGCGGCATCCGATGGTTTGTTTACTCTTGCTACACCTGTGTTGGCTGGGCTTGGCACTCCTACTAAACAGTTTTCTAGTTGTGTGCTTATCCGCAGTGACGACGATCTGGATAGCATATTTGCTTCTGGAGAGATGATGGCCAAGTATGCGGCCAAGCGAGCCGGTATCGGCTTGGAGATTGGTCGCTTACGTTCATTAGGTAGTCCCATCAGAGGTGGTGAGATTCAGCATACCGGTATGATCCCATTCCTGAAAAAGTGGTTTGGTGATCTGCGTTCGTGTTCACAAGGAGGCATTCGAAATGCAAGTGCTACTGTATTCTATCCTATTTGGCATCATCAGTTCGACGATCTTATTGTTCTCAAGAACAATCAAGGAACAGAAGAAACCCGAGTCCGTCATATGGATTATGGGGTTGTGCTTAGTGCTTTCTTCTGGAGACGATTTAAAAACAAAGAAGACATAACATTCTTTGATCCCAACGAAGTACCAGACTTGTATGAAGCATTTTATAAAAACACACAGAGATTTGAAGAGCTATATGTAAAATACGAAAAACGCAAAGACTTGCGTAAGAAAACAATGAGTGCCGAAGAAGTATTTCGGTCAGGCATTCTCAAGGAGCGTACAGATACAGGTCGCATCTATTTGGTGTTTATTGATAATGTTATGGAGCAGGGTCCGTTCGATCCAGAGTACCATACCATATATCAAAGTAACCTGTGCTGTGAGATCTTACTACCAACTCGTCCATTTAAAAGACTTGACGACGAGACAGGGCGCATAGCGTTATGTACACTGGGATCCATCAACTGGGGTGCGTTCCGTAACCCAGAAGACATGCGCCGTGCATGTCGCATACTACAGCGTAGTTTGTGCAACATCTTGGACTATCAAGATTTTCTGAGTATCCAAAGCAAGTTGTCCAACGACGAAATACAACCCTTAGGCATTGGAGTGACCAACCTTGCTTATTGGCATGCAAGAAGGGGAATAAAATATGGCGACAAAGACGCACTGGCAGAAGTTAAAGTTTGGATGGAGCATCAAGCCTTTTACCTTACAGAAGCCACGGTCGAAATGGCGAAAGAAAGAGGCAAGTGCAAAGACAGTGATCGAACAAGATACGGTCAAGGACAATTCCCTTGGGAAAGAAGAGCTAGAGGAGTCAACGAGCTCACCGACTTTGCCCCAGAACTTGACTGGGAACCACTGCGACAAGAAATGATATTACACGGTGTGCGAAATGCTACATTAATGGCCATTGCACCTGTGGAGTCTAGTTCAGTGGTTATCAACTCAACCAACGGTATTGAAATGCCTATGAGTTTGATCTCCACCAAAGAATCTAAGGCAGGATCATTCACACAGGTAGTTCCAGAATACAATAGATTGAAACACAAGTATCAAATGATGTGGGACCAACATGACTGCGACGGCTACTTGAAAACAGCCGCGGTGTTAGCAGCTTATGTTGATCAGAGTATTTCAACCAATACCTTTTACAATCCAGCACACTTTCCAGATCGCAAAGTGCCAACCACGCTGATTGCCAAGAACTTGATGCAGGCACATGTATGGGGATTGAAAACATTTTACTACAGTTTGATCAACAAGGCTGGCAGTAGACAAGAACAACGAACACCAGAAGTACACTACAACGGATTCCACAACGAACGCGAAGTGATAGAAGAAGACGAAGACTGCGAGGCATGTAAACTATAATGTTAGAAACTTGTTGCGATATTTTAGTAGACGCTTACAAGCGTAATTGGATTACCAGTAGAGATGGTAACATCTCTATCCGTCATCATGATCGTGATCATTTTTATGTAACACCAAGTGGTGTGCGTAAACAGAACATGCAACCAGAGATGTTCAAGAAGATCAAAATTTGGAAAAGCATTAACAGCGGTAATGGTAGTAATGTTTTCAATCACACATGGGCAGTTATTGAACAAACAGACTTGTCATGTAGTTTAGAACCCACAGGTGAAATGCCTTTGCACTTTGGCTTACAGAAAGAAATGGGTCAACACAAGGACGATGTTCGTGTAGTTGTACACGTTCATCCAACTTACTGTATTGCGGCCATGCATGCTGGTATTGATTTAGGAACTATCAGTGATTCGTTTCCAGAACTCAATCGCTACACAAAGGTAGCACCCAATGTGGGAGATGTTGCTCCTATCAGCGAAGAATTAGGCGAAGCGTGTCATCGAAACTTGGGACTAGATCGTGAAGGTAATATCAAGTTTGATATAGTAGGAATCAAAGGGCATGGCGTAGTAGCCATTGGTAATACTCCATGGCGTGCCTACGAGCACATAGAAAGATTAGAACACATTTGCAAGATAGTACTTGCTTCAGGAAAATATTAAAATGAGTAAAGCGCAATACAATTTAAACACAAAGACAGACTACTTGAATCGTAAGATGTTTCTGGATCCAGCTGGCCCAGTAACTATTCAACGCTTTGAAGAAGTCAAGTATAAAAAGATTGCGGACTTTGAAGCAACAGCACGTGGCTTCTTTTGGCAACCAGAAGAGATCAGTCTTACCAAAGATTCAAACGATTTCAAAGAAGCCAGCGATGCAGTCAAACACATCTTTACCAGCAACTTGTTACGTCAAACAGCATTGGACAGTTTACAAGGTCGTGGGCCAAGTCAAATCTTTATGCCTGTGATCAGTTTGCCTGAACTGGAAGCCCTGGTCTACAATTGGACATTCTTCGAAACCAACATTCATTCAAAGAGCTACAGTCACATCATTCGCAATATCTACAACGTGCCCAAGGATGTGTTTAACACCATTCATGACACCAAAGAAATCGTAGACATGGCTAGTTCAGTAGGCAACTACTACGAAGCACTGCATATTATCAACTGCCGTAAACAGATGGGGGAAACTATTCCTGAAAAAGAATATATTCGAGCAATTTGGATGGCACTGCATGCTTCATATGCGCTAGAAGCATTCCGTTTCATGGTGTCGTTTGCCACAAGCCTAGCCATGGTAGAGAACAAGATCTTCATGGGCAATGGCAATATCATACAATTGATCCTACAAGATGAACTGCTACACAAAGGTTGGACTGCCTACTTGATCAATCAGGTAGTCAAAGAAGACAGCCGTTTTGTCGAAGCCAAAGCAGAGTGTGAAGCGGAAGTATACTCATTATATCTTGACGTCATACGCGAAGAAAAAGAGTGGGCTGACTATTTGTTTAACAAAGGGCCAGTGATTGGATTAAATGCCAACATTCTCAAAGACTTTGTAGACTACACAGCAGTCAGCGCACTTAAAGAAATTGGAATAAAATACCAGCAGGCTGCTCCGAGATCAACTCCAATACCTTGGTTCAACAAACACGTTGATACCAGCAAAAAGCAAACAGCTCTGCAAGAAAGCGAAAGCACCAACTATGTTATCGGTGTGATGAGCGAAAATCTTGACTATGATGCATTGCCTGCTATATAATATATGTTTAAAGCACAGTACAAACGCAACTCTCCTTACGAAAGCTGGATTGTTATAGGAACCTATAGCAGTGAACAAGCAGCCATCAGTGCTGCTTTACAGTACAAGCGTAAGGGTGTGTTGTTGGTCCGAGTCAC